GTTGTCCGAAGCTGCGTAACGGCAACTTTCAGAGCATCTATTAGAACTGCGGACTTAAGTCTCATGCAAAATCCTCGCGTATTCTAAACTTGAGGATGTCAAAAATGGTTTCGCGCAACCCCGTAGAGCGAACAACCTCGATCTCGCCCTCGTACACGCCCGGTTCTTGGTTGAGGTCTTCGGTCTGCCACTGAAGGATTGCTTCACCGCCACTAGCAGTCTGCGGATTAATGTACAGCGTACGTGAAAACAAAACTGCTGCGTCGCCTGCTGCTCGAAAATGCAGTGTTACCGTCGCTCCAGTGAGATCAGACGCTGTGCTTGTATCCTCGTCGGTAAATGACAACTTAATTTGAGGGCCAGTGTCGCCTTGAACGTAGTTAAATGATGTAGCCATTATGCTCTCCTCCGACGACCTTCAAAGTTTTGACTTTGAACTCTGGTGCTGACACGGCGATAATCTCTACCCTTCGCATCGTCTGCTTCTTTGGAAAACTTTTGGCGGTAGTACATAGACAACTCAGGGTTCGTCCATTCCTTGTTAGGCACCGACGCAAGCTGCGCGATAGCTCCGTAAGAAATGCAGCGACCGTGAGACTGATAAATCCAATCCTCAACGCCGGTAGCCGTCAGCTTTGTTTTAAGAACGCCCCACCCGCGAAACGTATATTTACGGTCGGGCGTAGGGTACAACCTAACAGACGCATCTTGGTAGATTGCGTACCCGGTGGGTGTCGAGTTCGTTTCAAATCTTGTCGAATTTAAATGACGATCTGTCACTCGTCTAAGCGGTCGACCTTCTAAAATTAATTCGTAAACGTTTTCTAGGACGGCTTCGTTCGACGGTAAGAAAATAGGATACTCCGCAACGTTTTTAACCGCGAAGTCTTTTTCGATCTCGAAGCGCCACACTTCGCTTCGCTCTAAAAACTTAGCACTCGCTTCTTGTAAGTGCGACTCCATCACTATTTCTGGGCAACCCGACAAATAGGGCTGGATGTATGGATAAAATTTGTCCCACGTTACAGTAGCCATCTACGTCACCGAACTTCCCGGTGTCGGCGATACTGCCGCGTCCACCTGTGTTTTAGTTCCAATAGCCGCATTAAAGGTCTGAAACGCAGCAGCAGCGCGTTGTTCATTAGCTCCGTATTCTGCGTCTTTTGAGTAAGCTCTATATAAAATCCAGTCAGTAATCGGGCTTAAATAGATGTCGTCCAGCAGGATTACTTCGTTGTCGTTGTTCGCCGGGTCGAGCTGCGTTTCTGTCATCGCATGAGCGCCCGGAGCGTCTGCGTAGATGACTTCTAGTTGAGCCACGTTTGTAGCGGGGGGATACACATAAAACTCTTTCGGTATTCTAGGGTCGTATGTGTAGTGCTGAATGTTGTCGTTTTGTGTTTCTGAGTGCCAGCTGGGACGTTGGTCGTCTAAAACACTTCGAGAGACCACTCGCACGACTTTCTTTTGAGAACCGGAAAAGACGTTTCTGGTAATATCGAGAAGGCGCAGCGCTGACGGAAAACCGCCGCTAGATTTAGTTAATTCCTGCTTAGTTCCCGGTGAGCACGTAAAGGTTGCGCATTTTGCGTTTGCGTCAGGACGCAGCAACACAATGCTAAGGTAGGATTCATTCAACCACTTCTGAAGCTCTGTCCGAGGCCAGCGAATGTTTGTATCCTGTAAGATCGCTTCGACGCGGGAAATCACGTCGATTACTTTTATGGTAGCCATCACTAACCCCCTTGTGGTTGTGAGAGGGGAATTACTCCCCCTCCCGTTAGGTCAGTGATTAGCTGGCTGCGCCGACGATTGCGGTACAGAGCGCTTCTGGCTTAACAACCTTGCGTCCATATACGGCTAGGCCGCGAACGATGTCGCCAAAGTCAGTTTGGTTGCGCAACGGCTCAGTTTTGCTGATTTGCGAAGCAAACGAACAAGCTGTGCTTGTACCGGCTACCATCATGCGGCGAGCTTTAGCGTTAGTCACTGAAGCACCTGACGATGTTGCGGAAAGGCCGGGAACAAGCGCTTTAGCCGCTTGGCCTTTAGGTAACAAGTTGGACACATAGACAGTGAAGCGGTCCAACATACCGATTTTGCCGGTACGGATGGTGCTTGACTGATCGCCTGTGAAGTAGGCTTGGGCAATGTCTGTTTGCATCAACAACTGACGATCACGAGGTGAAATGATGAGCCAGCGGCCATCTTCCGGTACGTTTTGTTCATCAAGCGCTGAAGACATTTGCAGGATCGCGTTCAACACGTTTGCAGGCGTTGCTTGGTCGATTGGAGCTACGTCAGTACCCAAGTTATAAGCACCTGAGATAGCGCCAGCTGTCGCACCTTTGTTTGACGCGTTTGCGCCTGTGGTTACGAACCAGTTGAAGAACGTATCGTTTTCAATATTGATCTTCAGCTGTTTAGCAGCGTCATCAGTGAACATGTTCATCAAGTCCATGTCCGCTTGGTGCGCGAGTACATCGTTGACCTGTACGCTGAAGTATTTACCTTGGTCGATCTGCATGTCTTGGTAGATCGGTGCAGGAACTTCAGATGTTAGGGTAGTACCAGCGCCAGCATAATCGTTGATTGTAATTGACGGTGCAGTACGGATACGAATTGTATCGCCTTGGTTTTTGATTTCGCCTTCCCAATCAGTGTTGGAAATCTCGGTCATCATAGTGTTCGCATAGAACTTAGCGTTCAACTTTTGCGACCACAGTTGAGGGATAAAACCACCTGAGTAAGATGGGGTAGTGTCGAATGCGCCTGAACCGACGACGGGGAATACAGCAGCCATTTTGGCCTCCTATTAAGTTGGTTATCGACCTAATAGCTGCTTACATGTTAACACGTAGAGTTAAACTCTAACGCGGCCTTCCATATACGCAGCTGTCAAGTCAGCTTCAAGTTTTTCCGCCTCCGCGTACTGCCCTCGCGTATTTAGTGTACGAACCTTGTTCCAAGCTCTATCCGCGTCTTTCGGCGAATAGATTTTAGAGTTCTGGGTTGCACTCTGTGTACGCACAGAATTAGCAGAACGGTTTGGAGCAACCTGCTTCTCAAGTTCGGCTTGGTTAGGCTTAGCTTCGGTCGGTGCGGCTAACGTTTCTTTCCACATGCTCACGTAGTGGGCTATGGCTTCTACGTCACCGGCATCAAACGCCTGCTGTGCTTGAACTCTGCGTGGGCCTCTAAGCATAGGATCATGCTCATTTAACCACGCTACCCAACGCTCATCATTGTCGATCTGCGGGAAATCAGGCACGGCTTGATTGAGCCTCTGACTAAATCCTACTTCTCCAACTTGGCTACCGGTCTTTGCGAGTTCTTCCCGCAACTCCTTGATAACCGCGTCTTGCTGCTCTAGCCGCCCCTCGTACCCTTGAGAGACTTCCTGCGCAACACGGCGCTGAACGTCCAGCAGTTCTTCACCAAATTCGGCTCGATCTGCATCGGTCACTAAACTGACTTTCTCCTTCGACTTTGTCGGTTCGACTTTAAGCGCTTTTAGCTCCTCTTGGAGCTGTTTTGTTACCTCGGTCATTTCTCGCACTTGCTGGTGCAACCGTGGAACTTCAGCGTCGTACTTACCCATCAGGGTTTTGTACTTTTGCTTAAAAGTCTCATCCTCTACGTCCGTCGGTGACGTGTCAGCTGGCTTCGCTTCTTCAGGTTCGGGTGACGCTTCGACTTCTGCTACTACTTCCGCTTCCGTGTCCAACTCCTCGGGTTGAGGTGCTTGTTGGGCTTCTAACGCTTTTTCGTACGCTTCAATTTCGGCAATCTGTGCCTGTACCTGCTTTGGCAACGCCATATGGTTCTCCTCAAAGCACCAACTCTGTTACACAGCGCCCGTAGGTAGGCTGCTCCCGTATATGGTGTGCTTCATCGTGCTCTTACGAGCGGTTTACTACCTTCGCCGCCTCTTCAACGGACTCAAGTAGGTCTTCAAATGCCTCTGCGCGTCCCTGCAACCGGTGGACTGAGACCATATCGGTTGCACTCACTAGACGAGCTTTGGCTTTCTCTGCTTCGGCCTTAAAAAGACCTAACAAAGACGTTTCACCTGTTTCTTTAAGTCTCAACAGTGCTTTTAAGTGCTGCTGGTCACAAAGATTCAAGTCAATCATGGCATAAATCTATTCTAAATCTGCTAACGTGTCAACACGTGTACACACTACTGACCGTTAGGACGCGGACTCATAGTATTATCTTGCCGCCCACCTTTAGGAGTACCGTCTTCCTGTAGCTGCGCTGCTTGCTCTTGAGCCTGCATCTGCTGCATCATCATTTGTTGCTGTTGGGCTAACTCTTGCTGCTTCTGAACATCTTCTCGGCTAGGGACAAGGCGGTCAACATTGGTGTTAAGATTACCGGCCAGATCGCGGAGGAGTTCAGCCGTACCCGGCAGGCCAACAATCTGCTGTGCAACCGGACTTTCCAAAATAAGACGGAGGAAGTCAGTCTTACGGACAGCTTCAGCTTCCTTAACGACCAGCGACATCGCGCCTGTTGCCACAATTTGGACATCGCCGATAAGGTCTGGGTCATCTGAATACCTTAAATTTCTCTGATACTGACGCTCTAACATTGGCCGCATCACGTCGTGGTCGATGTTACTAATAACTTGTTTAATACTCTTACCGGCGTTCGACATGAGCATAGACAGCCCCGAGGACGTACGCCCCGCGCCCGGAACGTGCTGACCGGTCATATAACGCGGAATACCTGATACCTCGTCAGAGATCGCCATGAAGCGGTCAAACACCCCCATAAGCTCAGCCGCGTTAGAATTAGGCTGAAAGAACGTCATAGGCGGCGTGGAGTCCGCATAGTCAGACTGCCTAAACTGCCAAATCTTCCAAGGATACATCTGAGTGATGTCTTCACCGGCTGGAAGGCGACTAATATTTACGCCGACCTGTGGACCGGAGCTAATACCCATATTATTTGCTAACGCCCGAGCAGCTGCGTTGCACATATTCTGAGCGTCCATACAAAGGTCGGCGACCCCGTTACCGTCGATACGGCCCGGAACCTTTTCAAAAGATGTCATGTAGTAGGGCTTGCGGCCAAGGGGATCGTAGTTAAGCACCGCACGAACGACGATGTTGTCGATCATCCATACTTCACAAGGGTAGGATTTCTGAGGGTCTTCTATCTCCTCGGGGCTTAGCCCCCACTCGATTAAAATGCTGCCGGGTATGGTGTCCCAAAGCTGTAGGGCGGCTACTAAGTCTTTACTGGCCTCATCAAAATCTTGATCTGTGACTTCTTCCATAAGGTCATCGTTGTGATCGAGCCAAGCAAAGCCCCCCGAACCAAAGTCGGTAAGGATCGAACGTACAGCGTCTTCGTCGTAGCCCTCAACGCCGAGCATATTCTCAACGTCGTCTCGTGTCAGGTGGTGTAGCTCGGCAACCGGCATAGAGTGAATATCATCACCCCATGGCATCCAGTAGAATTTGAACGGGTCGACGCGTTCCCACTCATCGCGGAGTACGTCGACCACGCCCAACCCGCCCTCAACGTATTTCATCGCCTTGCGCTTGCGCGGAATCGGCCCCTTTAGGATCGCGTAGGGAAATGTCGCTATATCGTTCGTGAACTCGAACAGGGCTTTGGTAAAACCCCCCTCGATCATCTGGTCTTCCATTTTGGTTTCCATCCGCTCGACGCGCTTTTCCGCTTCGAACTTCATAGACCGCATGGCCGTATCTTTCATACCCGACGCAAGCTGTTTTAGCTCTGCCTCATCTGGCGGTTCCCCGCCCGCGTCGTAATACTGCATCAGGTTCTGCTGCATGATGTTCTGCATCGCCTGAGTTATGTCCGGTGGCACCTCTGGGATAGGCGTCGCGCTAAGCGACCATGGTTTGTCTGTACCTGTGCCTAAAAGCGTATCGCGCAGCCATGCAGTCGCGGTACGGCATTTTGCCGACACTATCCCCATGAAAATCTCTGAGCCGCCCTGCTCTTGGATTTCTGCGAGTTTGCCGGGTTCGTACTCCATGTTTCTTGCGCGAACGCACTGAGCTAAGCGCTCTTCCAAAGTATCTTGGTGGTGATCGCGCATCACTTCCCAACGCTTATGGACGTGAGAAGACAACCCTACAATCATAGGGGTGTTCTGTTTTTTATCAGAAGCACGTTGCGCCTGTGCCTCAAGATCAGAAGCACGAGCAACAGGAATTAGGGCTGAGCCTAGCACCATATCATAATCTCACCTGTGACGTCGTCCGTATGGTAGCACCAACGTGTTAACACGTCAACAGATTAGGTCCAGCCGCTGGATGAGACCCGAACAACCTCTTTCCTCTGCGTCGAGTACGGGCTTGCCCCGAACGTCTCACCGCCGTCGGCGTGTAGGCACATATATTGGAACGCGTCGGCAACGTCCGACCACGGGTGGGATTTTTCTGGTTTTTCATCACGTGCCCCTTTCGTGTTGATTTTGTACCGATACTTACCGGCCAACGCCTGCACGAGCGACGACGCGCTAACACCGTCGACGACGAAACTATACTTCCCGTCCACCACACGGGTCAGATATTTCTCCACCGCAGCTATCCTCGCCGCGATTGAGTTGGTCCTCGCAGGCTTCACTACGAACCCCTCGTTCTTGTATATATCCGCCACGGTTCTCTCGTCCGTCTGAACACGCTGAAACGCAGCGGGATCGATAATAACTATCGCTCTGCGCCCCGGAAATTTGTTACTTAACAACGGCTTGAGCCGTTCTCGCACGAAGCGTAGCGCCCCCATGCCATCAGAGATCAAGCTGTTATAAACAACCAGTCGCCCGTCGTGCGTTACGCTGCCAATCACCGCTGCGGGCGTCAGCCCCGCGTCGACACCGATCAGCAACGGGCTTTCGCTAAACATGGGAGTCAACTCTTCATCTGAGGAGTGAACCGTGCGGTCGAACGATCTAAACACAGGCTGTCCACTGAGCGATTTACCAAACTCAGCGTGTATATACACGTCGACCCAGTCCTCAGTTTTCCCTTGCGCGAGGTTGTCATAGTAGTCGTCAGGTAAGAACCTCGTCCAATCGGCCTCCGGTGCCAACCCGCTGGGCTGTATCGTTACATGCACGTTGTCAGGCGGCTCTGTGAGCAAAGTTTCCCAAAAAGTATCCATATCAGGGGGGTTCGTCATGCCCCAAATGTGCATATTCGACCTTCCATCGTCGGTTACGCACCCCACACCGTTCATCATTTTGTCTGGGTAACGACCCACACGACCCTGCGCAGCGTTGTAAATATCGGGGTGAATCTCCCTAAATTCGTCAAATATGATGAAACTAGCCTGTAAACTGAGCAATCTACGCACGTCATTGGCGTCATCGAGGCCACGAAACAGCACTTCGCACTCAATATCGCCGACTTTTAGGACGAATTTGTACTCAGTTTTAAGGAAAGACCCCATAATTCCATCAGGAATCCACTTCAAAAAGTCAGGAATTGACGTATCTCGCAGCTGTTCTCGCGTATTTCGCACCCAAATGGTTCTAGAACGCCTTATTCCGTCCTTACACGGGGCCATTCGTGCCGCATGGTGCAGGATTTTCATGATGCCAGCCGTAGTTTTAGTCGATCCGACCGGCCCTACAGCCAGAGAAATGAATTTTTCGGAGTAAAAGAACTCATCGAGGCTCTCTATGACCTCAAAGTCTATCTCATGTTGCATCGTCTATTGTTTGACCTTCGATGGTGATGGCATCGGACTGATCTTTGGCACGAGTTATGTTGATGACCACTTGGGGGCCACTTCCACCGGTGTCTAGCTTGGTATCCGGTTCCAGCCTGCCCATCTTATTGAGCATTTTTTGAAACTCTATCCGGGCCGTCGGGTTGATATCGGGGTTTTGCATGTGGCGGAACAAATTATCTAGGTTCACCGCGCCCAGGAGACGGGCGACTGTTTCCATCAATGACGGATCTTGTTCGATAGCCGCAAGTTCATCTGCCGAGAGGATCGGTTTGTGGGTCTGGGCGGGGTCGATAACGTGCTGGACATGCTTTGACATGCTTACGTGTTAACAGATTGGGGAGCTGCGGTCAATGATACACGTTTAGGTTGAATAGGTAAAAATGGGGGTTGCGATACACGTAACACATAAGGGCTGGGTAGGGGGGGACACCCCCTCGGCCACTGGGGGGTCTGTTTACCTTGCGCCATTGTTGAAGCGCTTAAATGCCCTACTAGGTCAAGGTCGCGCTTTGGTCGAATGGTTGGGATTGTTACTTGACCGCGCACGCTATTTGTGTGTCGCGCGATGGGAAGGTTCTCAAGAGTTAACCGCTACTGCATGCGGGGAAACCAGACGGCGTTACCTAACGTGGGTACGTGTAACCTGCTCTTGTCGCTTGTGCGTCATGGGTGCGGGGCACGTGCAGCGGCCGAGCGATGAGCAAGGCAAGCGTGAAGAATGGTCGGATATCCTATGCCCCTCTGACAATGGGGCTTGGGTATCTGTGAGCCTATGCCAGACGTAGGTTCTCAAATACCCAATAGCATTTAACCTAGGAGGACAATCACATGCTATCTCAAAAAGTACTCAAGAAAAAAATCGTTGGTATCAAAAAAGACGCGCGCTCTTTGCGGGATCGTGTTCACACTGTTATCATCCACACTGCTTGCCATGCGTTCGCGCATCGTGACGTCGACTTGTTCACGCAGCTGTTTCGCTCTGTGAGCGGTCTTAACCGGACTGAAATGGTCAAGTTCATCCAAGAGCACGGGCTTGCCAAGTTCCAAGAGGACGGCTCTTTCAAGCTCAACTCGGGCAAGCACAAGGCCGCACGTGAAGAATACGCTACGGTCGAAGCGTTCATGGCAATGCTTGAAAAGCTGCCCAAGTGGTACATGGGTGAAGCTGACGCTGCTGCCATACTCAAGGCTCTTGACGTCAACAAGTCGCTCAAGTCTTTGGCTGACAAGCTCGAGACACCCAAGACTGTCACCGACGCGGATGGCAATGAGGTCACACAACAGATCGTCGTCGACTTCGCACAGTTCCACAAGGACATGCAACGCATCAACGACGCAGTAGAATTGCGCTTCGCTGAGGCAGTATAACCAACAGGGGGGCGCAAGCCCCCCAACAAGACAGCTTAGAGGGCAAAATGTTTTGTCTTGTAAATTGTCTTGTCTTGTTGCTCAAAAAAACCGTGTGTTTTCCATGAGTTAACTACCACTACAAGACAATAAGACAATAAGACAAACATAGAGAGAGAGATTAGATTTCTTTTCGTCTGTGTGAGTTGTTCTGTTTCGCGGAGCCTCACTCTCAAATCTAATCTCTCTCTCAAACCTTGTCTTGTTGTCTTGTCAGCCGTATTCGCGCAGCAATTACAAGCACTTAAGCGATTTTGCTTTGTCTTGTTGCTTTGTCTTGTTGCTCGTTTTGTCTTATAATTGGAGGATCTTATGCGCCGTTACAACAAATACACCGTGCCTACTGGCAAGGTTTCAGCCAACCGTCGTTGTCTCTCTGAGACACGCGCAACACGTGCGCAGCGTAAAGTCGCAAGACAAAGCTCTGAGATTGCCACAAGCAAGTGGCGCACCGCACTGCAAGATTACTCCATCGTTCAGCGTGACGGACTGTGGAATGTGATCGCGTGGGATGGCCGCTGCCTATTCACTGGCTCATCTCTCACCGACGCCCTCGCCGCTGCGTATTAGTAAGAAGGAACCCAACTGCCATGTTTGTACGAACCATGGCTTACGTTTTACCGTGTATAATTCCGCGTTCTTTGAACGGCCTGTGAACTGCTACGCTTCGCCCAGCCTTATGAGCCTAGAAGCGATAGGATAAACGTAAGTCTATCTAACATATATTGCGGCCTAGCAACCCGCACCCAAACTCATAACAACACTTTAGGTTAGCTCCATGGGATGTTGCGCCGACGATGATGCGATACGCATGCTAGATCGGGCAGACGACGGACAGCCACAACGTTGTTATCCACCGCAGCGCAAGATGTAAAACTGCATGCCGCACAACCCACTGCAATTTATTACCGCCCAACGACGTTGACGTCGTCGGTGTTTTACCGGGTTTCAATCGTAGTCGACGCCAACCGCGTCGTTTACTTCCCGGTCACCTGCCGTCTGACGACGCCAACCGCGTCGCTGTTTGCTTACACGTTAACACATATAGTATAAGGAACGACGTGATGATTCTCAAAGAGATTTTATCTGAACTGTCAACGCGTGAACTCGTTGGCGCGGCGGTGTCTGTTCTGGCGCTGCTCGTAATTATCGTCGGAACGTTGTTCCTGACCTATGGCTTTGGAGGTTTTTAGATGATGGCACGACTAGCTAACACTGAACTGCGCGGCCCGATCAAACGCCGCAATTTATTTAAAACAAATTCGGGTTCCGTGTTTCCACGGATCGAAGGTGGTCTGTACGTGGTGTACTCGTATGGCACTCACTTTCCTATGTGGGTCTACGACGGTCGGATCGCCCAGTGGTTTGGTAACGCAGACAAGTATTCTCGTACGACGTCTAAGCACCAATCGCAGACGCGGCCCGACGTCACCATGACCATGTGCGATACACGCACGTTAATGCAAATCATCGCGTGGGGTGGGTACACCGAATACACCGCAGCAAGAGTAGGGAGAGCAGCGTAATGTGTACTGATAGAGGCGAGCATGAACTGCTGGGTGAGTTCTATGCGTTCTTTGCTAAAACCTACTACCCGTCTGGCGGTTTTGCCGACTGCGTAGGGTGTTTCGACTACTTGGAAGACGCGTGGGAAGCCATAGCGAAGGCCAAGGGAGACAGCATGACCTTCGACGTGATGCACGTTGTCAACACCAAAACCGGCTTGGTCTACGACGAACCCGATCAAACCAAGGGCGTAGACGAAGACACGTGGATGGCAAAACAAAGAGAGGATTACGACTGATGAACATATTTATCCTTGACCGTGACCCCGCTATCGCTGCGCGTATGCAATGCGACAAGCATGTGGTGAAGATGCCACTGGAAAGCGCACAGATGTTATCCACTGCGCATCATGTATGTGGATCGCCAAGCCTCGACTCATCACCGCTGCCTTTCTACAAACTAGCGTTCAAGAACCACCCCTGTTCAATATGGGTGCGCGAGAGCCGCGCTAATTATATGTGGCTGTACAATCACTTCAAAGCATTATGCGCCGAGTACAAGTTTAGGTACTTTAGAGACCATATGTCGTGGCTCAAGTTATCTGACGCGCTCGCAAGCCCGCCTACAGGCGTGCCCGCCGACGACGTATTGACGCCATTCGCTCAGGCTATGCCTGACGAGTACAAAAACCCCGACGCTGTGCTGGCATACCGTCAGTATTATGTCGGCGAGAAATATAGGTTCTTAAACTACCGCAACCGACGACGCCCCTTGTGGGTCGAAGAGGCTATCGACGTTAACGCGTTGACACATTAAATGTTTACATGTTAACACATGTGACACTGTATGCGCAGCTGTCACCTAAACCAAACCATGGAGGAAATGATGGGTTCTATTAATAACGTAATACTTGAAAGCGTAGCACTACAGACAAAGACGCCGACTGCGCCGATCATGATCACAGGCAAGCCCGGCGAGGGCAAGTCGGACTCTTGCTATAATATATTGGACGCGCAGAACGTACCGCGTGACCGCATCAAACGTGTTCATTTGGGTAACTACGACCGCGTCGAGCTAGGAGGCGTCCCCGAGATAGCGACGCACGACGCCACTGGTGAGCGTATCACTGTGTTTCGCCCGACTGATGTATTCGCCGACTTCGTTGAAGGCTCAGGCATCGGTGGTATCATACTTGAGGAAGCTGCCACCCAAGACAAGGACATGCAGCAGTTCGTGGCGCAGTTCACGCTCGACCGTGAGACATGCAACTTCAAGCTCGACCCACAGGTTCGCATACTTCTGACGGGCAACCGCGCCGAAGATAGGGCAGGGGCCAAGCCGTTACTAGGCCACCTCAACGACCGCCTTTGGTTTCAGGATATGGAGACATCGCTCAACGACTGGTGCGAGTGGGCCATGCAGAACGGCGTACCCGCTGACGGTATTGCGTTCCTGCGCTTACGTCCGAACCTTCTCAACGACTACGACCCCAACCGTAGATCCAACCCAACGCAGCGTTCGTGGACGAAGCTGTTCACTGAGGCACCTGACGATATCCCCAACGAAAACTATATGTCCATCGCCACTGGTAAAGTCGGTGAAGGTGCGGCAGCTGAGTGGGTAGCTGCGCGTGACATGATGAAGAAGATGCCAAGCATCGACGTCATACGCTTGAAGCCCGACGTTACCGAGGTGCCGAAAGAGCCTGCTGTACGCTACGCCGTAGCGACTAGCCTCAGCATGACAGCAACGCCCGACAGCTTCCCACGTGACATGGTCTACGTCGAGCGCATGCCGAAAGAGTTCATGATGGTCTACCTGACCGACGCCATGAGACTGCACCCCGAGATACTAGAAACCACAGAGTTCCAGCAATGGTCTGTGAAAAACCAAAACATCTTTCTGTAGGAGGAAACATGGAACACGCAACTGCAAAACAGCTTTGGAAGCTGAACGACTTGGCGCTGAAATGCCAAGAAGCCAAGCCCGTACTTTCGATCAAACGAGGGGCTTTCACTATCACCCTGCCAATGAGCAAGAAGGAAGCAAGCCTACAAATCCAGACGCTGCTGCTCAAACTGGCTGAACAGGAGGCTAAACTATGAACATGCAAGCACAACTCCAAGCGGCGATTGACGCCGCTGCTGCGTCGGCTCCGGGCGGAATCAATTTCGACGTCGACGCACCTGTCGCTGTAGACCCTTGTAATATTACAAGCACCGACGAACTTACTTGCGCACCAAAGCGTGAGCTAATCAAGGTCAAGGAACTGTCAGAGAAGGCTATGCTCTGCTCGTTATCTATCAGCACCTTTTCAGCCTACAAGCGTGACGACGAAGCCACCGCTGAGTACGGCGCTGGTAATGTGAGCAAGCACTTGTTCGCAAGCAGCGACAACCGTGTGAAGAAGCTCAACAACTTGTATGTAGATATGCAGAGTTACCTACGCAAGAACACCGTACCCTACGCATGGGGCAAGGGCATCTACATGCTCGCAGCGCGGGAGTATTTCAACATCACCGCCGAGCTACGTGAGAAGGCGCGTGTTATTGATATTAAGCTGAATGACTTGGTGGCGAACTGGAATACTGTTGTACAGACCGACTTCGCTCGCCTCTATGCGATAGACCCTAAGCTCGCCAGCTACGACGACTACCCCGCTGATATCCGCAGCAAGTACGGCCATGAATTGAACTTCATGCCTGTGCCAAAACCCGATCACTTCGACCCTAGGTTCGGTATGACTGACGCAGATAAGGCGTCGTTGCAGCGCCAGCTTGACGAAGCGGACATGCGAGCGTCGACGCACGTTATCAAGCAGCTGATGGGGCCGATGCAAGCCGCAGTCACACACCTGACCAAGCCTGTCGAGGACGTGAAGGTCTTTCACAAAAGCCTGATTACCAACATGGTTGAGGTGGCTGATCGTATGAACCGCGCCAATGTAAGTGATGACCCCGCTGTGCAAAAGCAGATCGACGATCTGTCACGGCTGGCATCCTCTATTAGTACCGACAACGTCAAGCATGACGCCGATGTACGCCGCACCGCTAAGTCGGATATCGAAACCCTTATGAAACGCATGGAAGGACTTGTGTAATGGCAGATAACAAAGCCAAGCTAACTCTTATGATAGAGGTGCATGACGATCATATCACTATGGATATGGATTCGTCGGATGCGTTCAACCGCCTATCTACGGACGTACATCTAATGGCGATGAAGTGTATTATCCAAGCCATTGCCCAGACAGGCATGGAGATATGTGACGCCGACGACGCGGCAGATGACGAGCAGCAAGCGAAAGCCGACACCAGTGCCATGTTCGAGCGTGTGATGGGAAGGCAGAACTGATGGGTATTTATGAAGCATATGTTCGCCTGTCAGTCACCCGTCGTGTGAACGTAGCCGCGTCTGACATCGACAGCGCCGAAGATATTGCCATCGAGGAAGCGCAAGCGCTGACGGGTGGCGTCGATGGCGAGGTAGATCGCATAGAATTGGTTTCAAACAAGGATGGATATGATGACGACCCAAGAGAAGATTGATCTGCTGAACCTGATCAAACGCATGGAGACACGCTGCGATAACTTGCGGCTGTCATTTAAAAGCCAAGGCAGCACATATCAGCACGACATGAATGCCATGCTGTGTCAGTTAAATCTAATCAAACGTGTTTTGCGGAATCAACCTGTTAACGCGTAAACAAATGGAGGGAAAAATGCGGGGCAAGGCTTACAGACGTGCGCAACAGGAGCGCATGGTTAATAGGGCGCTTCAAGCGCGGGTATTTGTGGGGTTTAGTTGGTCGGAATCCCGCGAAACCGAAGAAGAAAAGTATTTACGCGCTAAGAAAATGGCAAACAATCTTGCGAAATGTTCTTGCGAAATGTGTACGGGCCACAAGCGCGGCCCCTTTGCAGAGCCTACCATGGCTAAACTTAAACATGATGTGTCAACGCATCAACAAATGGAGGAGCATAAATATGCAACCAGCGATAGTTAGTGTGCCTATGGGCAACGGTATGTCTCGCGGTGAGGTCATACCCGTCGACACTAATGACGTCGACTACCAAGTGCTAAGCCAGCAGGAACAAGCCGAGCTTGAACGTCGTGTCGAGAAAGCAAAATCACTGCTCGTTCTTGACCGCCCATTCTACGGGATGGCTGTGAGTAAGCGCGAGATAATATACGACTACAATACGCCGACCGCGTCGATGGACGGCCGCGGCCAGATGCGACTGAACCCGTATTGGTGCTTTCAGCGCACCGTCCATGAGTTGATCTTCTTACTCGCGCATGAAGCTCTGCACTATATGCTCTGTCACTCCCTGCGTATGGGTAATCGTAATGCTACCATGTGGAACATCGCTTGCGATGAGGTAATCAACGACACGCTGATCGAAGACAAGGTCGGTACGTTTATCGAAGGTGGTGTGACGTTTGACGGTGCGCGTAATCATAGCGCCGAAGAGTTATACACTGATCCGCCAGATGACGACGGTGATGACGACGGTGATGACGAAGGAGGCAGAGGACGTCGGAAACGTAACGGCGGTATCGGTAACGACGTAGCCCCACCACAAGACGGACAAGGTCAGCCACTCAGCGAGAGCGAGATCAAAGAGCTTGAGGGTAGGGCCAAGGTCGAGGCTATACAAAATGCCAAGGCTGCTAAGGCACAAGGCAAGCTGTCTGCAAATCTTGAGCGCATGATTGACGAGATAATCAACGTCAAAACACCATGGTACGATATCCTTGAGCGGTTCATGACCAACAAGATACGCTCTGGTAAGTCGTTTAAGCGCCCGAACCGCAAGTTCATATCCAAGAACATCTATCTCAAGGGTAAGGACAATCTTCCTCAGATGGGTGAGATTGTTATAGGCGTCGATACATCTGGCTCTATTCAACAGCCTGAGTTGAATGCCTTTAACGCCCACGTCGACCGCATCATTGAAACCTGCAACCCAGAGTCGGTGACGGTTATATATTGTGACGCCGAGGTTAATCACGTCGACGTCTTCGAACCTGAAGACTTTCCAGTACGTCTGTCGCCGCATGGCGGTGGCGGTACGGCCTTTGACCCTGTGTTCGACTACATCGACGAGCACAAACTAGACCCCGAAGTCGTGGTCTATCTAACTGATGGCTACGGCAATCAGGACGACTTCACTTCCAAGCATGAGACAGTCTGGCTGACCACTGGCTCCACCGATTTTGCGTGGGGCACCGTGATTGAGTTCGACATCAACGCTTAACCCCATAGCCATAGAAGGAGAAACACATGGCATATGTTCGTAGAACTGACACCTTAATACATGAGGTTATAAACAAAGTGCGCGACATGGAGCGCGTTGCCCTCAACCCGTACGATATTGAAGGTATCAAGGCCGATACCCCTGAGTACAACGAGTTGTACCACATAGTAGAGGACATTGTGTGGAAGGGAGCACCTGAGTTAAAAGGTAAGCTGCCCGATGAATGGCTGGAAAACTGCACCTACAAGGAGGTGCGGTTGAAAATCCCCAACCCAGCTGATCCTACAGATAGGAACACGACGATCACCGTTGACATAACGGTTCCAGATGGCGCTGCAAAGTTTAAGTTGACCCCCCAATACAACGAGCGGGATCGCTACTACGGTCGGCCAACAGCCAGCGTTTCGGTAGACGCCGAAGACGTGCCGCCGCTGACGACCAAATGGTTCGAAGACCGTGCGGCCAAAGTAGAGAAGCGCAGGGAAATCTCCGCTGAGTATCACGATACCGCGAACAAGCTGTCTGCTTTTATGAAAGCTCATGCCTCTCTGAATACCATGTTGGAGGCAATGCCAGCGTTCGAGCATTACGTTCCGCAGTCATTCATGGATCGTTTGCGCAAGCCTAACAAGAAGCGCGAGAGCCACGGCGTCAAGATAACAATCGCCGAAGAGTTGAATATCGACACTAACAAGCTGGCAAGCATGGCTGTCGGCCACCGCATGCTGACTGCGGGATCGCAGTAAACCCCCCTCATCTAATAAAGGAAATTTAAAATGGCAAAACAATCTATAGCGAAGATGGCTAGAGCCAATGGCGTTAGCCCCAAGACCGCCTACGGTCGTATCAGCCGTGGTGTAAGTGTAGCAGAAGCTACCTCTGCTCGAAAACATCAAGTAAACCGTAACCGTAAGAACAAGATGCGCCACGGTAGGAAAGCCGAAATAGTCTGGGCGCATCTCATAACTGATCCTCTGGCTCGCCCCGTCGACGTCCATAGAGCAACCGGCGTTTCATACGGCTACGTCCATAAATTGATGAGTAAAGTCGGTACGCCGCGTGAGGTGTTTGAGAAGGAAGCGCAAGCCGCTATTCCAGTCGCGCCGACGACATCAAGCCGTACCCGTAATACTGTCATAGCTGCTGCCATCCTCATAGTCATCACAGCATGGATGGTAGCTGCGCTGGGGGTTTGATTTCTTGACCCAGTGCTAATCCCAGTCGGCGGTGGGTTAGGTCAAAAACACCGACAGCGCGGCAATCAGCACCTCCATGGTCCTTACCTTGCTGAGAGGCCGCGCATTTAATCAACGGAGAAATGAATGAGACTTTACACAGATAATAACGGACGTTGGGCTGGCACACAGTCCGACGCCAAACAGTTCGACACCTTTGAGCAAGTCGAGGTGCCAACTGACAAGCCAACCCTATTGGAGTTCTTAAACAAGCACAGTGTGGGCGGCGATGGGTTTCGTGTTGACGCGCTCGTCGACGATGACTGGGAGATGCCAGCAGCAAAGACGCACCCGTTGTCGTGCAGCGCTAACCCCAACGTCTTCGACGTACGCGATGCCGTACTGAATTGTGACCGCAAAGACTTGGGCGCTGCGCTAGGTGCCATCATCTCAAGACTGCACGATGAAGTGGAGGATGCGTGATGACCCGTGAAGAATTTTTTGAATGGCTGGACAAGTGTCCAACTCACAAGTGGGAAGTAACCGCTGACGAATACGGCTACGTTGTCGTGTCTTTCCCCACAGATGAAGAAGAGGAGGAAGCGTGATGGCTACTTTCAGATGCCCACATTGTGGCGGAACCGACGTCGAGACGCGAGCGTGGGTAAAATATAAAAATGATCAGTTCGTTTTTTCCGATTTCTGTGAAGAGGGTTGGACGTGCTGGGATTGCGAACTGGAAGACATTGATGTTGTTGTGGAGGGAGCGTGATGAAAATGTATGAGCTACAAATAAAGAACGAATTACCGGTCAGGCTGAGAGCTAAACACCTGTACGGGGATATAGACGAGACTGACCGTTGGCACTGTTGGGGTCCGCAC